ACCTACCAGCTTTTTGCAACGGGCCGCATCAGCCGGAGTGACTATGAATCTGCAAACCGTTAAGCGCTGCTCGGTGGGCGTGGTGCTGGCGATTGCCGCCACGCTGCCGGGCTTTCAGCAACTGCATACATCCGTTGAGGGACTGAAGCTCATCGCCGATTACGAAGGCTGTCGCCTGAGTCCGTACAAGTGCGACGCGGACAAATGGACGGACGGCATCGGCAACACGGTTGGCGTGGTGCCGGGTAAAAACATCACCGAACGTCAGGCGGCAGGAACCTTTATCGCTAACGTACTGCGTACTGAAAAGGCGTTAACACGTTGCCTGTTCGTGAAGGTGCCGCAAAAGGTTTACGACGCCGTGGTGTCGCTTGCCTTCAACGTCGGCACCGGCGATGCCTGCAGCTCAACAATGGTGAAGCTGCTGAACCAGAACCGCTGGCGCGAAGCCTGCTATCAGTTGCCGCGCTGGGTATACGTGAAAGGCGTGTTTAATCAGGGGCTGGATAACCGCCGCGTGCGTGAGCTGGCATGGTGCCTTAAGGGGGCGTTATGATCCACATTACAGGAACCCTTCTAGCCGTGGCGATTCTGGCGCTGGCGTTAATCGGCTGGCGCTGGTCGGTTGCCAGCGAGGAACTGGCGAGCGCGCATCGGGTTATCGGCACACTGTCTGCCGGTATTGAGAGCAGGGATAAAGCCATCACCCGGCTTAAAACTGAAAACAACGAAGGTCAGAAACGCGAAGCCACGCTGCGGCTGATGCAGGGCAAAGCCAGCGCCGGAGCGCTGACGCGAGAAGCGCACATACAGAGGGAAACCGATGCAAACCCGATACTCCGTGACTGGTCTGTTACTGCTTTGCCTGACGATGTTATCAGGCTGCACACCCGCCCCGCCTTCACCAGCGCCAGAGATTATCTGGATTGGCTGTCCGCGCGTGACAAGCTGCCCGGTGCCAGGCAACAGCCTGAAAACGGCGGGCGATCTGGCGGCGGATAACCGCCACCTTGAGGCGGCGCTCGCCTCCTGCGGGCTGCAGGTCGAAACCATTAAAGAGTGCCAGGAACAACACGATGCTGAAACCTCAACAACTCCGTAAGGCGCTGACCGACAGCGTGCCGCTGCTGCAGCGAAACCCTGACTGCCTGAATGTGTTCATCGACAGCGGGCGTATCGTGTCAACGCTCGCCACCTCGCTGTCGTTTGAATATCAGTACCGGCTGAACATGGTGATCACCGACTATAACGGCGATATCAATCTGCTGATTGTGCCGATGCTGGAATGGCTGCGCGTAAATGAACCCGACATCATGGCGACAAAAGAAAAGCAGCAGACCGGCTTCACCTTCAAGGCTGACGTTATCAGCGACACGGCCAGCGATATCAGCATTGACCTGCAATTAAGCGAGCGGATGATCGTCAAACGCGTGGGTGATGAATTGCACGTTAATCACGTTGGCGAAAATTCATTACCTGATAACGATGCGCGCCCCGTGCAGCTCTATGCTGGCGGTGATCTGGTCAGCGAATGGCGATCATGAGTGACTTACAACTGGTCAATGACAGGCTGAATGCGTTGATTGGCAACCTTTCGCCGTCTTCACGTAAAGAGATGGCGCGCAGCATCGCGAAGAAGCTGCGCGCCAGCCAGCAGCAGAATATCAAGCGCCAGCAGGCGCCAGACGGCACGCCCTTTAAGCCGCGCAAGGCACAGCCAATACGCAGCAAAAAGGGCCGGGTTAAGCGCGAGATGTTCGCCAAACTCCGCACCGCGAAATACATGAAAACGCAGGCAACCTCAAATGAGGCCGTAATTGAGTTTACCGGACGCGTGCAGCGCATGGCGCGGGTGCATCATTATGGCCTTCGTGATCGCCCATCACGAAATGGTGGGGAAGTGCAGTATGAATCAAGACCTCTATTGGGAATTGATGAAAATGATATAAGATTGATTCAAGATGAATTGATTTATGCATTATCAAAATAGGAAAAAAATGAATCTTCAGACCGTTAAAATTCTAATGTCAGGTTTTAGAAATAATATGAGGCCACTAGGACTCATTAATACTTTATTCCACATAATTGTTATTACACTAATCTTGAATTTTTTAGTGGTGTTGTTTTCCTCTTTAATTTTAAGTTCTTATAAAGAATTGGAAGAGTTTATGAGATTGTTTTGGCCTATTGTCGTTTTTCAATTGGCGGCGCTTGGTTTTGTATACAACTTAAGGCGGCATTTGTCAGAGGATTACTATAAAGAGGCAAAAGAACAACTGAGCAAAGCCTATGAAAATTTAAATCATTTTGTAGACGGACAGCTTGATAACGATCGATTGCGATGGCTTACTACAGCTAGGATGTTGTCTATATCAAATATGTTATCAAAAAAAATCATGATGTCCTCTCATAAAATAATGTATAGAGAGGAGAAACAATTTTGGCGTATGAAGTTTGTTGATTTAGTAATCGATTTCCCGTCAAGTTTTTACGCTGATTCTCCTAAACACCTAATAATGCATTCTGGTGATGAAAGGGCCCCTATTGCTGAAGCTTCTCTGGTTGAAATATACGATTTTATGAAATGGCCAGAAGATTATATTGACCCACTTAATGACAAAAGATTTTCTGATGAGGAAATAGAGAGGATGACTATTCGTGGTCCCAGAGGATTGGGCAGCCTACTAAAAGCCCACAGGGATATAAAGAAAAAGCTTTGAGTATGTTTGCTGGTCAATGACTAAAAACAATCCTTTTGAGAATGCAGGCTAATCTCTGCATTCTCACCTCATGAACGAACAACTCTCCGAAATCCTGCGACTGCTGCGCAATCTGATCCGCATTGGCACCGTGTCCGCCGTAAAACTGGACGACGGGTTATGCCGTGTGGATACAGGAAATAACACAACTGGTTGGCTGCACTGGCTGTCTGCACGTGCGGGTAAGACCCGTTCATGGAATGCGCCGTCGGTGGGTGAGCAGGTGCTCGTTCTATGCCTCGGCGGTGAACTCGATACCGGGTTTGTGCTGCCGGGGATCTTCTCTGATGACAATCCCGCACCATCTGCATCCGCTGACGCTCTGCACTGGTCATTCCCTGACGGCGCGGTGATTGAGTACGAGCCGGAAACCGGTGCACTCAAAGCAACAGGCATACAGACCGCTACCATTGAGGCGGCAGTAAAAATTCTGCTGAGCACGCCCGAAGTTGAATGCTCGGCGCACCTGAAAGCCAAAACGTTTGAGTTTTCAGAGGGCGGAAAGATGACCGGCAATGTCGAGCATAGTGGCGGAAAGTTCGACTCGAACGGCGTTGTTGTGGATGACCACGATCACGGTGGCGTCCAGCGCGGCGGAAGCAGAACGGATGGCCCTCAATGACGACAGCAAAATACATCGGCATGAACCGGGAGACCGGCGAGGCGCTTAACGACCTAGACCACATCCGCCAGTCAGTGCGCGACATTCTTTTAACGCCGCTTGGCTCCAGGGTGATGAGGCGCAAGTACGGCTCACTGCTGTCGGCGTTGATTGACCAGCCGCAAAACGAATCGCTACGCCTGCAGATTATGTCGGCTTGTTATATGGCGATCCTGCAGTGGGAGCCGCGCGTAAAGCTCACTGGCATCAATTTCGATTCTGATTTCAACGGCGGCATGGTGGTTGAGCTGACCGGCAACCGCTCCGACACGACGCAACCTTTTTCCTTAACCGTTCCTGTGAGCTGAGAACATGGCAACTATCGACCTGAGCCAGCTACCCGCGCCCGACGTGGTGGAAACGCTGAACTATGAAACCCTGTTGGCCGAGCGCAAAGCCACGCTGATTTCGCTTTACCCGGAAGAACAGCAGGCCGCTGTCGCCCGCACGCTGTCGCTGGAATCTGAACCCATCATCAAGCTGCTGCAGGAAAATGCCTATCGTGAAGTGATTCTGCGCCAACGCATCAACGAAGCGGCTAAGGCGGTCATGGTGGCTTACGCACTTGACGACGATCTCGACCAGCTCGGCGCGAATAACGGCGTTGAGCGCCTGACCATTACAGCGGCAGATGAAACGGCCATCCCGCCCACGGCGGCGGTGATGGAAAGTAATGATGATTTTCGCGCCCGTATCGCCGCTGCATTCGAAGGCTTAAGCGTTGCCGGGCCAACTGGCGCATATGAGTACCACGCCCGGAGCGCCGACGGAAGAGTGGCGGATGCGTCCGCCATCAGCCCCTCGCCCGCCGTTGTTACGGTAACTGTGCTGGCACGCGAGGGAAATGGCACCGCTGCCGACGACCTGCTGGCTGTGGTGGATGCCGCGCTTAACGATGAGAACGTGCGCCCGGTGGCTGACTGCGTAGGCGTGCAGTCGGCGCAGATCGTTGATTACGCCATCGAAGCTGAGCTTTATCTCTATCCGGGGCCGGAGGCTGAGCCCATCCGCGCCGCATCTGAGGCAAAACTCGCGGCCTACGTGACGGCACAGAAACGGCTGGGCCGCGACATTCGCCTGTCTGCACTTTATGCGGCTATACACGTTGAGGGCGTGCAGCGCGTTAACCTGATTCAGCCTGTCGCTGACGTGGTGCTGGACAAGACGCAGGCGGCATTTTGCACCGGCTACACGTTGACCGTGGGAGGCTCGGATGAGTGATCGCCTGTTGCCCACTGGTTCATCGTCACTGGAAGTCGCAGCCGCCGAAGCGCTGGCAATTCTCAGCACGATGAATGTGCCGCTGCGCCAACTCTGGAACCCGCAAACCTGCCCGGTACAGTTGCTGCCTTATCTGGCGTGGGCATGGTCGGTTGATCGCTGGGATTCTGGCTGGAGTGAATCAACCAAGCGCGCCGTTGTGGCGGCCGCGCGATACGTGCATCGCCATAAAGGAACCATCGGCGCTATCCGTCGAGTGGTTGAGCCGCTGGGCTATCTGATCCGCGTTATCGAATGGTGGAAGACTAACGAAACTCCAGGCACATTCCGGCTGGATGTTGGCGTGCTGGATACCGGCATCACTGAGGAAATGTACAACGAGCTGGAACGGTTAATTGCGGATGCTAAGCCGTGCAGCCGCCATTTGATCGGGCTGTCTATCAATCTCGATGCAAACGGTGCAATCCCGGTTGCTGTCGCCAGCTACAGCGGCGACGAGCTGACCGTTTATCCCTACACCCCTGAGCTAATCAGCGTCGGCGGGCCGGTCTATTCCGGTGCGGCGGTGCATCTTATCGACCTGACGGAAGTGAGCGCATGACGACAAAATATTTTGCCCTGCTGACCAATCAGGGCGCGGCTAAGCTGGCGAACGCCGCCGCGCTCGGCACTAAAGTAGACCTTAAAGAAATGGCGGTTGGTGACGGTGGTGGCACGCTACCCACGCCCGACCCGGCGCAGACGAAGCTTATCGGCGAGAAACGTCGTGCACAGCTTAACTCACTGTCGATTGACGCGGCGAACAGCAGCCAGATTATTGCCGAGCAGATAATCCCGGAGAGCGAGGGCGGTTTCTGGATTCGTGAGATTGGGCTTTATGACGCTGACGGCGTGCTGATGGCGGTGGCGAACTGCGCAGAGACCTACAAGCCGCAGCTTGCCGAGGGCAGCGGGCGCACGCAGACGGTACGCATGATTTTAATCGTGAACAGCACCAGCGCCGTAACGCTGAAAATCGATCCGTCCGTGGTGCTGGCGACGCGTAAATATGTGGATGATAACGTGATTGTGGTGAAGCAGTACGCTGACAAGTTGCTGGAGCAGGCTAAACAATTCAGCTGTGACGCGTTGAAACAACACGTAGATGATGCCAATCCTCATTCACAATATCTGAAAATTACCAGTGCCCTAAAAGAGCTGGCTGACGCAGGTAAAGTCCCGGATGCACTCTCGATACTCGGACTCACTGAGCAGGCGCTTGCGGGTCCAAGCGGTGGTGTTCTCAGTGAATCGGGTTACATAAAAATTCCGATGATCATCGCAGGAGCTAAAAAGGTGCTTTACCTCCAATGGGGAACCTTTTCGAGCGTGACGGGAAGCACTGGAACAAACGGAATTTATGAAAGTCCCACCGCAACCGTCACGTGGCCGGTAGCCTTTCCAAACAACGTTCTTCAGGTGATTACTGGCGGTTCGTCTGACGTCGGCGGAGCCGGTCAACAGGAAATGGCCTGGGCATTCGGCAAGAGCAGGACATCCGGATCCTTTGGTTTTCAGTGCCGAAGCCCTAACACCACCATGACAGGTTCTTATATTGCGCTGGGGTATTAATGATGAGATTTTCTGAAACAACACAGGCTTTTTATGACGATACCTTTGAGGAAAATGCCGCGATAGATGATATTCCCACTGATGTTCGCGAAATTAGTCTGGAGCAGTATCAGGATTTTTACAGTGCCATTAACAGCGCGTGTCGGGTGTACGTTAAAAAAGACAAGTTTATTATTTCCACGCCACGGCCCGGCACATTTTGCGAATGGGACGACAGTAAAAAAACATGGTTTATGAGCGATGAGGCGAAAGTAAAGCAGCAGGTGCTGGACATTGAAAACGCGAAAAAGCAGCGTCAGTCATTGACTGATGAAGCGTCGCAGAAAATTTCACTTTTGCAGACCAAGGTGATGATTGGCAGGACGCTGATGGATACCGAAAAGCAGACACTCAATATCTGGCTGGAGTATATCGACCAGCTAAATCTGGTTGATGTATCAATCGCGCCGGATATTAACTGGCCGGAAAAGCCGGCATGAAGTCGAAAGCCCTTCGGGGCTTTTCTTTTGTCCGCTGATCCATCATTAAACTGCAACCGCATGCACTGCTCCGCCTGAGCTGACACCCTGAGCACACCTTTAATCAGGAGTGCAACAGATGGCAGATTATCATCACGGTGTGCGCGTCGTCGAAATCAACGACGTCACGCGCACCATCTCCACCGTATCAACCGCAATCGTCGGCATGGTCTGCACCGCGCAGGATGCGGATGCAGCAATGTTCCCGCTCAATACGCCTGTACTGATCACCAACGTGCAGGGCGCAGTTGGCAGGGCTGGCGTGAAAGGCACGCTCGCCGCTGCGCTGCAGGCAATCGCTGATCAGTCAAAACCCGTCACCGTCGTGGTGCGCGTGGCGGAAGGCGCAGACGATGCCGAAACCATTTCCAATATCATTGGCGGCACCGACCAGAACGGCCAGTACACCGGCATGAAAGCGCTGCTCGCCGCGCAGACACAGCTCGATGTAAAGCCGCGCATCCTCGGCGTGCCGGGCCTCGACTCGCTGGAAGTTGCCACCGCGCTAGCCAGTATCGCGCAGCAACTTCGCGCCTTCGCCTATGTGTCGGCGTGGGAGTGCAAAACCATTTCCGAAGCCCGCCTGTATCGCGACAACTTCAGTCAGCGTGAGCTGATGGTGATCTGGCCCGATTTCCTCGCATGGAACACCACCACGAATAAATCCGATGTTGCTTACGCCACCGCCCGCGCGCTGGGCCTGCGCGCCAAAATTGACAACGACACCGGCTGGCATAAAACCCTGTCGAACGTTGGCGTAAACGGCGTGACCGGCATCTCCGCGTCGGTATTCTGGGATCTGCAGCAAACCGGCACCGATGCCGACCTGCTCAACGAGGCAGACGTCACCACGCTGATCCGCAAAGACGGTTTCCGCTTCTGGGGCAACCGTACTTGCAGCGACGATCCGTTGTTTCAGTTTGAAAACTACACCCGCACCGCGCAGGTGCTGGCCGACACAATGGCCGAGGCGCATATGTGGGCGGTTGATAAGCCACTGACGCCGGTACTGGTGCGCGAAATTATTGCTGGCATCAATGCGAAATTTCGCGAGCTGGTCAACGCCGGTTATCTGCTGGGCGCGTCCGCCTGGTACGACGAAAGCTCCAACGATAAAGACACCCTGAAAGCGGGCAAGCTCTTTATAGATTACGACTACACGCCGGTGCCGCCACTGGAAGACCTGACGTTACGCCAGCGCATCACCGACACCTATCTGGCGAACTTCGCCGCATCCGTTAACAGCTGAGGAGCCGGATAAATGGCACTGCCACGCAAACTAAAGGCGATGAACCTTTTCAACGATGCAAACAGTTATCAGGGCATCGTCACCGCCGTCACGCTGCCGAAGCTGGCGCGCAAGCTCGATCCATACCGTGCAGGTGGCATGAGCGGCGCGGCGCACATCGACAATGGTCTGGAAGATGACGCACTCGATGTGGAATGGAGTATCGGCGGCATGGATGAGTTGGTGCTCACGCAGTGGGGTGCATCTGCCGTGCCGCTGCGTTTCACCGGTTCTTATCAGCGCGACGATACCGGCGAAGAGATGGCGGTAGAGGTTGAGGTACGCGGTAAGCATCAGAGTTTTGATTTTGGCGAAGCCAAACAGGGTGAGGACACCGAGACCAAAATCACCTCGAAGTGCACCTACTACAAACTGACGTGGAACGGCAAAGAGCTGATCGAAATCGACACCATCAACATGGTGGAGAAGGTAAACGGCGTTGATCGCCTTGAACAGCGCCGTAAAAACATCGGCCTGGTATAAATCCAAAACCAGCGCCAGTGCGGCGCTGACTTAATTGAAGAGATAACCAAGATGGAACAGAACGAAAACAGTGTGGTATTTGAAACTCCGCTTAAGCGTGGCGACAGCGAAATCAAACAGGTTGAACTGATTAAACCAACGGCTGGAAGTCTGCGAGGCGTGCGCCTGGCCGATCTTTGTCAGTCTGACGTTGACGCGCTGCTGACCGTTTTACCGCGCATCACCCTGCCCTCATTAACGAAAGCTGAGTGCAATGCCCTGGACCCGATTGACTTGATTTCACTCGGCGGCAAGGTGATTGGTTTTTTGCAAACGAAGTCGGACGAATAGATTGGCCGCGCGGCCTGACGGTCAATGATCTGATTGCCGACATTGCCACAATCTTTCACTGGCCTCCTTCTGAAATGTATGAAATGCCGCTGGCCGAGCTGATGGATTGGCGGCATAAAGCTTTTATCCGCAGCGGAGCAAACCCGGATGAGCAATAACCTCAGAGTACAGGTGCTGCTGAACGCGGTAGATAAAGCCTCGCGCCCCTTCAAAGCCGTCGAACGTGCCACCAAAGGACTTGCCACTGAGATCCGCCAGACACAGGACAACATCAAAGCCCTCGATGCGCAGGCGGGTAAAATCGAGGGGTTTCGCAAGACCAGCGCGCAGCTTGCTATCACCCAACAGAGACTCAAAGATGCTAAGGCTGAAGCGGCAGCGCTTGCGGTGGCATTCAGAAGCACCGAGCGCCCAACGGCACAGCAGGCGCGTGCGCTTGAGAAAGCTAAACAGGCAGCGGCAGAGCTACAAACCAAATCGAATTCTTTGCGCCTGTCAGTTCAGCAGCAGCGCGAGGCATTAAAATCTGCAGGTATTTCCACGCGCAATCTTAGTGGTGAACAGCAGCGCCTTAAGAGCGCTTCGGCACAAGCTACGCTCGCGATGAACCGGCAGAAACAGGAACTGCAGCGGCTCAACGCGCAGCAGGAACGCTTATACCGTACCAGCGAACGCTACCGCCGTGGGCAAGAGCTTTCAGCGAAAGTGCGCAATACCGGCGCGGCAGGTTTTGCCGGTGGCAGTGCAGCACTCTATGCAGAGGGCAGACTGATTGCACCTGGTATGGAATTCGACAAGCAGATGTCAGAAACGCAGGCGCTGCTCGATACCAGTAAAAGCGATCCTAAGCTGGCGGCAATCCGCAAGCAGGCTCGAGACATTGGCGGCAGTACGGCATTTTCTCCAACGGATGTGGCGGGTACGCAGAGCACGTTGGCACGTTCCGGCTACGACGCCGACGCCATCCTGGCGTCAACCGAGTCGACGGTAAACCTGTCACTGGCGTCTAAGGTCGATATTGCCGAGGCGGCTGACATCGTCACCAACATGCAGACCGCTTTCAAAATCCCGATGGCGGAGATCCAGCGCGTTTCCGACGTAATGACGAAGGGTTTCACCAAGTCCAACACCAACCTGCTTGAGCTGGGCGAGGCAATGAAATACGTCGCGCCGGTTGCACGTGCGGCCGGTGCCAGCATTGAAGACACCACAGCTATGCTTGGCGTGATGGCGGATAACGGCATCAAAGGTTCGATGGCGGGAACCGGAGGGAGCGCAGTATTTAGCAGGTTACAGGCTCCTGTTGGGCAAGCTCCCGCAGCGCTCAAAGAGCTGGGTATCAAAACCCGCGACAGCAAAGGCAATATGCTGCCGGTGTTTGGCATTCTAAAAAGTATTGATGCCTCATTCAAAAAGAACCGGCTCGGCACAGCGCAGCAGGCGGAGTACATCAAAACCATCTTCGGTGAAGAAGCGATGAAAGGTGCCATCAACCTTATCGACGCAGCCGGGAACGGTAAACTTGATGAAAAGCGCGGCTACCTGATGAGCGCAGGCGGAGCTGCTAAGCAGGTGGCAAATGTCCAGGTTGATAACCTCGATGGTGATCTGCTCAACCTATCATCAGCTTGGGAAGACGTACGCATTGAGGTATTTGAACAGCAGGATAAATCTCTTCGCAAGTTGACTACCACCGCCAACAAATGGCTTGTCACCGCTGGCAACTGGGTGAAAGCTAATCCTGAGCTGACAACCAAAATCGTTATGTTGACCGGCGCGGCGACTGCCTTAGTCGCGGGGCTGGGATTGATTGGTTTAGTCGCATGGCCGGTCGTCGCGGGAATTAACGCACTGATCGCAGGCGCGGCATTTCTTGGCACAGCATTCAGCATCGCTGGCGGTGCAATAACAGCGGCGCTTGGTTTAATCACGCTGCCGGTCGTCGCTGTCGTGGCGGCCGTCGTGGCGGGTGCATTGATGATCCGTAAATATTGGGAACCTATCAGCGCATTTATGGCTGGCGTTGCTGAGGGATTTACCGCCGCGATGGGGCCAATCAGCGAGTCATTTGGCACGCTAAAGCCGCCGTTTGAATGGCTGGGCGGCAAGGTCAACGAGCTTTGGGGCTGGTTTAGCAAGCTGCTGGAGCCGGTGAAATCCACGCAAACAGAGCTGGCCTCAGCGGGTGAGATGGGTAAGAAGTTCGGCAACATGCTGGCGGAGGCTTTGAAGATACCGGGAGAAGCCCTTGATCAGTTGCGAGGTGGTATTGATTGGGTGCTGGAAAAACTCGGCATCATCGACACCAAATCTGATGGTCTGAAAAACAAAGTCCCCTCACCTGATCCGATAGCAACGGGCGGCGCTGGCGTAAATACGGGCGGGTTGCAATACAGCCTGTCAACGGGTGGTGCGCCCTATCGACCCGTGTCGGCACCGTCCGCAGGCGGCGGATTTACCGACCGCAGTCAGAACAGTTACCAGTATGAAATCAACATGCATGAAGGCATGAGCAAAGACGATGCGCTTGCACTTATAGCGCAGCATCAGGCGCGTGAGCAGCGTAACCGACAAGCGCAGAATCGCAGCAAAATGAGCTGGGAGGATTAAGCGATGATGATGATCTACGGCATGATGCCATTTATGCGACAGACGCTGCCTTATGGTGAGCTGCAGCAGAACATCGATTATCGCTGGCCGACTAACAGCCGTTTTGGTCAGCGACCGGCGGCGCAGTTCATCGGGCCGGGTGACGAAAAAATCACGCTTTCTGGAGAACTTAGACCCGAGATTACTGGCGGCGCCATTTCTTTGATGACGATTCGGCTGTTGGCCGATGAGGGTATGGCATGGCCGCTAATTGGTGGCAGCGGTATGATTTATGGCATGTACGTTATCGAGAACATTTCGAATACTCACAGCGAATTTTTCCCTAATGGCACGGCCAGCAAAATCATGTTTACGCTAAGCCTCTTACGTGTGGATGAGTCTCTTACGTCAATGTTTGGCGATTTGAAAAAGCAGGCTGATGGGCTTATCAGCGGTGCGGGAAATCTGCCAGGGCAAATCACATCAGCCATCGGTAGCGTTAAGTCAGCGACCGGCAATCTCATTTCACAGGCGGGAGGGTTGATCGGATGACCGGTATCAGTGGCCTGCCGGTGCAGATGGGCGCGCGCTTAACACCTGATTTTATGCTGACGGTCAATTCAAAAGATGTCACAGCGAACATTCGTGATCGCCTGATATCGCTCACCCTGACCGATAACCGCGGCTTTGAGGCTGACCAACTCGACGTCGAGCTGGACGACGCAGACGGTCAACTAGCGATGCCGGTGCGAGGAGCTGTGGTAAAGCTGTTTCTCGGCTGGAAAGGACAAGCGCTAATCGGTAAAGGAAGTTTTACCGTTGATGAGGTCGAGCACCACGGCGCGCCGGATACCATGACGATTCGCGCCCGCAGTGCTGATTTTCGTGGCTCGCTGAATTCCCGCCGTGAAGTGTCCTACCACGAAACAACCCTGGGCGATATTGTCACGCAGATTGCCGGTCGCAATAAACTTAAACCTATGCTGGCCGATGGCTTTGCCGGGATTGCGGTGGCGCATATTGACCAGACACAAGAGACAGACGCCAAATTCCTGACGCGCCTTGCCACGCTCTATGGCGCGGTCGCTGCAGTAAAAGCCGGTCGTCTGTTGTTTATCCGACCGGGTAATGGCGTCACCATTAGCGGCAAATCCATCCCACAGATGACCATCACGCGTAAAGATGGTGATCGGCACACTTTCAGCATCGCTGACCGTGGCGCCTATACCGGCGTATCAGCAAGCTGGCTTCACACCAAAGACCCAAAGCCTAATAAAGTGAAGCTGCAGCGTAAAACAAAAGTGCGGCAGCTTCGCGCGTTAGAACATCCTGCAGTGAAGAAATCTAAAGCAAAGGCGGCTAAAACCCCGGAGGCGAAAGAAGGCGATTATCTGGCAGGCAGCGAAGACAACGTGTTTTCGTTAACGACAGTCTATTCCAGCAAAGCAACGGCGATGCGCGCCGCTAAAGCTAAGTGGGAGAAGCTACAGCGTGGCGTGGCTGAGTTCTCGCTTACGCTGGCAATGGGCCGGGCTGATCTCTATCCCGAAACACCGGTCAAAGTCAGCGGTTTTAAATCGGTGATCGATGCGCAGCCGTGGCTCATAAGTAAGGTGACGCATAGCCTGAGCAACAACGGCTACACCACACAACTCGATTTTGAGGTGTTACTTAATGACGTTGAGTATGACTCATTCACAAATGACTAGTTATTTGTTTGCAAATGCCTACTCTCGTAGTCAAAATAGTAATTGATAATTCTAATTATTCAGGTAGCGCCTATATGATGCATTGTCCGCTTTGCCAGAACGCAGCACACACCAAATCTAGCCGTTATATCTCGAAGGAAACGAAGGAACGTTATCATCAGTGCCAGAACATCAACTGCAGTTGCACATTCAAATCACATGAAACTGTGGCACAGATAATCGTTTCACCTGGTCAGATCAAATCTGTCCCACCTCACCCGCAGCGTGGAAGTCAGCAAATTTCCTGGTGGTAAAACTAAGCCCGCATCGCGGGTTTTCTTTTGCCTGTCGAATGGGAAAGTATGGGGGGCAAAAAGTGTCGTGGACGCAATGTAGTCATTTTGTAGTCATTTCCAAATATGGTGCAGACTCCAGAAACGAAAAAACCGCCCTTGGGCGGTTACGACATTGCTTATACTGCTTTGTTTTAATTAGTCTTTTGAATA